GTAAGCAAAAGATTAAAAAGGACCATCCAGTCAGAGATAGATAAAGGACGACGCTCCTTCTGGGGCGTCTGATCAGGAGAGTCCGAAACATCCGGGAGGATTTCTTCAACCTCCTCCAGTTGTTCATCTGACATATACGGTTTTGCCCTGGATAATGTCAAAGCGACGAACTCGCGCATTGTGATGGAGAGATTCTCGGAAGCACGGCGCATGGCAGACAAGTCATAAGATTTCAGTATTTCGGTAAGCCTCTGCGAAAAAGCAGAGTATCCTCCGAGATCCTGATATCGCGGAAGCTGTTCGCCAAGCCGCTTTGCAGCTTCTTGCACCGCAGGATCTAACAGGGGCTTGGAAAGATCTGCACACCTTTTTAGGGCAGCAGTGAGAGCACTATAATCGGGCAACTGTTTATCATCCATCTGATTTCTCCTTTATCGTTGGTGATCATATTTTGATTTTAGCACAGGAGGAGAAATAAAGGCAAGCCCTGGCGGAATACCATGAAAGAAGGGAGGTGGTCGTGTGGCGGAACGGAAGCCGAGGAAACCGAGAAAAGACGATATCACCGTGGTCGGGTACCTGATCCTGGAGGACGGCAGCATCATCCCCTGGGAGGAGCGGACGCCGGAGCAGGATCGGCGCTTCCGGGAGAACGCCACGAAACGACTGACGGCCGTCATGAGCGATTACTATACCCAGCATCCGGAGGAATACGCGAAGCTCCGGTCACTGGAATAAAAGAGGAGGACTACATACGGAAATCAAAAGACACGACCTGCTGATGCAGGCGGCGGAGATCCAGGCGGCGAGAAAGTATCCGTCGCAGATCCAGACGGAGCAGTTGCTCCAGGCCCTCGGCGCAGTGACCGGTCTGGGACACGACAAGCTGTCCCTCCGCTTCACCGCACGGACGCTGGACAATCCCGGGGATCCCTTCGCGGCCCTTGTGGATTTCCTGGATGACGTGATCGACGCAGAGAGCAAGGAAAGGACGAAGCACAAATGAAAAACAACGAGACCGTGAGTCCGCTGAAAAAGGCGGAGGAGATCGACATGAACCGCGTCATCGAGGCCGTGGCGCACCTGACCGGGCGGAAGATCGCCGACGTGCGGGATTCCTGGCTGATCTGCCGGGAAGAGGCCAACGGCAACATCAAGACCGCGCTGCTGAACTTCGTCGCCGCGCATTTTGAGGCCCGGCGCTATGAGTAAGGGCAGAAAGCCGTGCCGGCGGGCCTGCAAATACCGCGGGGAGATCTGCCGCGGCGGTGGCTGCGATTACCTGCTCATGACGGGAAAGAGCCGCCTGAAGGCGGTGTATGACCTGCGGGGCGTGGATCGCCTGAGCGCTGAACAACTGCAGAAGGAGCCGCTGCTCCGGCCGGAAAACTGCCCGCTGTATGAAAAGCGCCAGCGCGGCCAGGCAAAGAAGAAACAGCGGCCGATCGCCCTGCCGGGCAGCCGGATCAGAATGCCGAAGCAGCCAAAGAAAGCCCACAACAAAGGCGTCTACAGCTTCAACACTGTGACTGCGCTGCTGCTTTATCAGCAGGGGCTCAATGATCAGCAGATCGCCAAGGCCTTGGGGACGCAGCGCTCCAATATCTTCTGGTGGCGCAAGGTGGGCGGCCTGAAAGCCAACTGCGAGCAACACAAGCAGACTTTCAGCGAGGAAGAGGCCAGCCGCCTGTACAAGGCCGGCCTGAGCGACAGTAAGATCGGCCAGGCTTTGGGCGTCACATCGCAAAGCATCTATAAATGGAGAAGGCGCCGGGGTCTGCCGACCAAGCAAGGAGGAAAAAACATATGAAGCTGAAAAACGTGGGCGCGCTCTGCAAGAAGGCGAAAAGCATCATCCTTTTTGAGGAAGAGGACGGCCGCCAGTGGGCCGGAGAAGGCGGCGCGCTGTTCATCCTGCCGGAGAACCTGGGCCGCATGACGCCGGCGACACTCTGCACGATCTTTGATATCCCGGTGGACAAGGCCGCCGAGATATATACCGAGACCGGCGCCTTTCCGGGCGACTATGACAGCGCCGACGATACCGACGAGGACGAGCTGGTCTTCGATACATACCGCCGTGTGATGCTCGACGGGCGGGATATGGTACCGCTCCGGGAGCCGGGCGGCAAAGTCTACTTCATCCAGACGAAATACCTGAAGGCCGTGGACGACAGCGAGAACCTGCGCATGACGCTGCGCTATTCGGACGATGGCAAGCCCTATATTGCCGTCAAGGATGGAATGTTCCTCACTGCGATCATCATGCCGGTCAGGTTCCTGCCGGGATCCGCGGACTGGTTTGGCCAGATCTACAACGGCGCTGTAAAGGCCAGAATGGAGATCGCGCAATGAGCGGGAGCGGGTGCTGCGATGGCTGCGCCGTGCTCGATTATGAGAAGCCGGTGAATCGCTACGATTGCTTCCGGGCGGTATGCTGCGACCCGGACAAGCCGGCCATGGGCGCCCGCCGGGTGGTGGATACCGCCGTCACGAGAGTGCCGAAGAACATCACCAGACCGATCTGGTGCCGAGGAAAGCAGGTGGCGAAATGAAGAAGATCCGGGAAATGATGGAGGACGCGCTCTTTTTCGCCGCCGCCATCCTGCTGGTGCTTGGCATGTGCGCCCTGTACTGGACGTGCCGCCTTGCCGGGATCGACCTGAGCGATGATTTCTGAACAAAAAAAGGCCGCCCCGTTTGCGCCGGGACGGCCGAGGAATTGCAGACGTCAAATCACAAATCCTGTGAGTGCATTATACCTCACAGGGCCGGAATTTACAAGGAGGAAACTGTGAGCGTATTTTTAGAGCAGGCTCTTAAGAAGCTGGCCGAGAACGACAAGGCCGGCCGCTTCGACAACAAAGCCGCGGCCATGAAAAAGGAAGTGCGGAAGGCACTGGAGGAGTTCTGCCGGCAGGATGAGGAGTTCGCACAGGCAGTGGTTCAGGGCGGAAACTTCGTGGAGTGCATGCAGGCCGTGGCCAAAGGCGTCGGCAGCAGCATCAGCGATCTGGAGGCCTACCGCCGGGCGGTGCAGTTTTATTTTCCCGGTGCGGAGATCCGCTGGACAATGACGGTGGATCTGATCGGCGCCGCTGCCGATCCTGTGGCTCCTGCCGCCGATACGGATACCAAGGCCGGGATCATCCTGGACTTCACGCAGTTTCTGTGAGGTGAGCGGGATGGCAGTTACCGGATATAAAACCATGGACAAGAAGTCAGAGGACACCAATCAGATCTTCAAGGGCTTCCCGGACATCAATGCAGATGCCTGTACCCGGGAGACCAACAAGCTCTTCACTCCATATCTCTTTTTCCACTGGGTGCGCGGCCACAAGGAGATTGAGCTCTGGAGCAGCTGTTGTAATCATCACGGCTCTATGCCGAATCCGCCTCGAACGGTTACGACAAAGGAAAAGATGATCCTATACGGCACGCATAACAGCGAGGCGATATGCCCATGGTGCGGCCAAACCGTCACGCTGAAAGAGTCGGGAAGGCTGGGAAAGAGGAAGAATCTCCTTGAGCACCACCCGGTGGTGATCCTGAAGGCCAGCAGAGGCAAGCTGTATGCCCGAGCCTATTGGGCAAGGAAAGACTATCAGGGAGAGCTGAACGCAATGCCGACGTTCTTTCTTGTAGGTGCCTATTGTTTTCAGAAGGGCAGCGCAGATCAAATCACACCGAACTGGTGGCGAGACGGCTACCACAAACAACACCTGGAAGGCAATTATGATCCAAACCATAGAGTAATCACTGAACCGTTCACCGAAGACTCATGCTGCGGGTACCGCTTTCCCTATACTGTCCTCGGGCTTGAAGAGATCGCAAAGAGCGATTTCAGATATTGCCAGTATGAGGCATTTGAAAAAAAGACTCCGGACGCGTTGAGGTGGGATCTGATAAAGTATCTGGCCGCGGCATCCATTTATCCGGCTCAGATCGAGATGCTGATGAAGTCCGGATTTGATGAGATGGTGGTGGATCTGGTTTGCCGTCGGCGCAAGAACAGCAAAGTCATAAACTGGAGCGAGACGGACTACCTGAAAGCATTCGGACTCAATAAGCAGGAGATGCGTGAGTGGAGAGAGTCCGGATGCAGTTACGAATTGATCGGAGAATACAAAATGCTCCGAAATCGGAAGCTGACTACCAGCTTCCGGGATCTGCATGAATTCAAAGAAGCCTTCGGATATCACACTGAAAAAGTCCTGCAGAGCTGCCGAAAATGGAAGGTGAAGCCCATAAAGCTGGGGCGGTACCTAAGCAAGTTCTGCGGCGGATGCCCGGCAGGTAGTCGTGACATCCTCGCCGCTTGGGAGCATTGGAAGGACTATGTGGACATGGCGAAAACTCTGGGCTGGGATCTGAAGGAAGAGACGGTCCTGCTGCCGGTGGATTTGTACAGTCGGCACGACGAAGCCGCCCAGGAGCTGGCCCTGCGTAACGCCAGGGAGCAGGCTGCCAACCTGAAACAGGAGCGGGAGCTGGGACTCATTACCGTCCGAGCCAGGGTAGAGAAATACAACTTTGAAATGGGGGACTATTTTATTCGCGTAGCCGAGTGCGCCAGTGAAATCAGCCTGGAGGGGAAAACGCTGGAGCACTGTGTGGGCGGATATGCCGAGCGGCACATGGCCGGGAAAACCACGATCCTTTTCCTACGCAGGAAAGCGGCTCCCGACGCTTCCCTTTATACGATCGAGATGGATGGGAACATCCTTCGCCAAATCCATGGCTGGCGTAATGAAAGGAACGGCGCGCCAGATCCGAGAAAGACCATGGCGTGGATGCTCGATCCATGGCTGGACTGGCTAAAAAAGGGATCTCCAAGAAACAAAGACGGCAGTCCGAAGATGCCTAAGAAGAAAGAAAAGGAGAGCACTGCTGCATGAATGAGCTGATGACAACGAACACAAAAGAACTGAGCCCAGAGCAGCTGGGCGGGGAGATCCGGCTGCTGACACAGCAGGCGAGGCGCATGGCGCTGAGCTATGGTATCCAGATCGGGTACCGCCTGCACATCGCGCATGAGAAGGTCGGGCCGCACGGATGGGCGGAATGGCTGAAGAAGGAAACGGATTTCTCCGCGGCCTCGGCCTCCCGATTCGAGTCTCTCTATGAGGGCTACGGCGAGGATCAGGGGAACCTCTTCGGTGTGGGTAATAAATTTCCAACGTTGGAAAATCTCAGTATTTCCAACGCTTTGAAGCTCCTTGCCGTGCCTGAGGAGGAGCGGGAGGAGTTCGCCACGGAGGTCGGCGCCGAGTTGCTTTCGGCGCGGGAGCTTGAGAAGGCGATCGCCGAGAAAAAGGCCGCCGAGGAGCGGGCGGAAACCCTTGAGCGGGAGCGGGATTCGGCAAGGAAAGAGCTCCAGACGGCAACCACGCGGCTGGAGGACACACAAAAGGCGCTTGTTCACTCTATGGAAACCGAAGGTGAGCTGACACGCAAGCTCTCCCAGGCCAAAAAAGACGTGCTGAAAGCCGATGAAATGGCCGAGAAGAATGAAAGAGAGTTGAAAGCCCGCATCCATGAGCTTGAGACACGCCCACAGCCCGTCGCCGTCGAGCGGGACGAGAAGGCCATCGAGGAGGCCGTGCAGGCCGCCAGAGCGAAGGCGGAGGCGGAAGCCGCCGAGAAGATCGGCGCCCTGAAGAAGAAGCTGGAGAAGGCAGAGAATGCCCGGGACAAGCTCAAGGACGCCGCAGACAAGGCCGAGGCCGGCGCTGCAGAGAAGATCGCGGCGGCGGAGAAGGAAACGGAGAAGGCACGCCAGGAGCTGGAGGCGGCGAAAAAGGAATTGAAGGCCTCAAACGGCAAGGTTGCCGCCTTCGGCGTCTATTTCAAAAGTGTGCAGGAGAATGTAAACAGCATGATGGAGAAAGTGCGGGAGATCGGGGAGGAAGACCCGGAGACCGCCAGGAAGCTGTGCGGCGCTGCCCGCGTGATTCTCAACAAGGCCATAGAAAGACTTGGAACGGAGGTATAACTATGTTTTTCGATATCATCATGATCCCGTTTGACTCCTTCTGGCATAAAAAGTATATGGCCATGGAGCGGGAGCACAAGCGCAGCGAGAGCAATCTCCGCTATTCGGAGAGCATCCGGGAGGACCAGGAGGCCAATCTGTCAGAGCTTTCCAAAAAGGAATTTATGCAGGCGAAGGCGATCCGCGCCTTCGGGGACGAGCGGGAAAAGAACCGCGAGCTGGTGGAGACGTTGCAGCGGCAGCTCGGCGAATACCAGCAGCGCTATCTGAAATCCGAGCGGGAGAACAGGAGCCTCTCCGCAAAGCTGGAGGACGCCAGGCGAAATCTGGCGCAGGAGTATGACAACCGCGACCGTCTTGTGGAGGATATCGGGGAACTGACTTCCGAGCTGCGGGAGTATAAGGATCTCTGCCGGCGGCTCCGTGAAGATCTCGACGCGAGGGACGAGATGCTCGAAAGCCGCACGGCCGAGCTGGATGAATTGCGGGCGCAGTACGAAGCCATGATCCGGGAAGACGGAAGAGAGGCCATGGCGGGATGAACACGATCCTGACGCTCTGCGCGAACTGCGCGGAGATCTACCGGGACGCGCCGGGCATGCGGGTGAAGCAAGTCATCGCCGCGACCACGGAGAAAAAGAAATACTGCGAGCATTGCCGGCGGAGAGGAAGCTTCAGCCGGTACCATGTCCAGAGCGGGAGGAAATGAGCATGTTTAACACCATCTGTCCGGAGTGCAACTCGAAGCTGGAGAAGCTGTACATAAGCACCCCCGTCGAGGGCTCGGAGAGGTGGGGCGTGTGCAAGCTCTGTTTTCAGCCGCGGATCCTGATGCAGTACGAGCAGACGCCGCGAAGGACTCAGTATAAAACGGCCCGCCCCGGCGGCGGTGAGCGGGCCAAGGCGGGGAGGAAGTAAATAGTGCCGATTAAGAACTACACGACCAAAGTGCCTGCAGTCCAGACGGTAGGGGAGATTCAGGGACTTCTTGCCGCGCACGGTGCGCGTAAGGTCATGATGGACTATTCCGACAAGGGGAAGGTGGAGGCTGTCACCTTCGGTCTCATGCTCAACGGCAACATGGCCGGATTCAAAATTGACGCCAGGCCCGAGGGTGTGATGGCGGTCATGAAGAAGGACGGCGTCCGCTGCGACGCCATCCAGGCTGAGCGGATCGCATGGCGAAACGTGAAGGACTGGATCGCCGCCCAGCTCGCGCTTGTGGAGACCGAGCAGGCAACTATGGAGCAGGTTTTCCTGCCGTATCTGCTCGACAGCGGAGAGAAGACGCTGTATGAGAAGGTCCTGGAGTCCGGTTTCATGCCGGCGCTTATGGAGGGACCAACAGCATGAGCAAAGCTGTACTTATCAGCATTCGGCCCAAGTGGTGCGAGCTGATTGCGAGCGGGAAGAAAACCATTGAAGTCCGGAAGACACGGCCCATGTTGGGAACTCCGTTCAAGTGCTACATCTACTGTACGAAAGGCGAGCCTCTGATCTATTGCAGACCTTCGCAGCAAATTGGAAACGGAAAGGTCATCGGCGAGTTCGTGTGCGATCGGATCTTCCCGATCGCGGTCGAGCAGAACAGCCCATTCAGCGAAGAGCGGGGCGGCGGATACAGCGAGTCATATAGCGCAGAGGGCTTTCATGATTGCCTGTCCGACGAAGAATTTGACAGCTACCTTGATGGGGAGAGCGGGTTCGGCTTGCACATTTCCAAGCTGAAGATCTATTTCCAACCGAAAGGGCTGAAAGAGATTCAGTATTACAACACAAGCGTCGTTTTTGAGAATGGCTATCCGATACCAACGCATGAGATCAGGCGCCCGCCGCAGAGCTGGTGCTATGTGAGGGAGGTGAGTAGCTGATGAGCTTGTATATTCCAACTATAAAGATGCCAATGACATGCAGCAAATGCAGAGATTCAGGCCTCAAGTTTGCAATAGACGCACTTGGGCTCAAGTGCCCAGAAAGAAAAGAACTATGGGGGCCGACAGAAGCAGAGCGGAAAGGCATACGCCGTGCGGATTGCCCTCTTATAGAGGTCCCGCCGCATGGAAGGCTGGGCGCTCTGGACGCGCTGAAAGCGCGTGCGACTAATCGCCTGTACGCATCCAATCATGGGAGCATGGCCGAGGCATACTATGCGGCACTTATTGATCTGATCGACGAAGAACCCACCGTTATCCCAGCAGACACGGGCGGCTGATGCCGCCTACTATATGCAGGCCGCGTGCTTCACCGGGTCACGCCCGGCGGCCTGCCTCCTTTGTACATAAGATCACATACCGGTAAGGGTCTCGCCTGCGTCGGACAGCGTCGCCAGGTACTGCGGTGCAATTCCGCTGAGCCGGGTTAATATGGGCCGTTAGCTCAGTAGGTCAGAGCAGCTGACTCATAATCAGCAGGTCCAGGGTTCAAGCCCCTGACGGCTCACCATAGAGGCCGCCTATGCGGCGGTCTCCTTGATCCTGATAACTGCATGAATCGCTGATTCGTGCAGCTATGAAGACCAAGGGAAGCGATAGACCATTATTCTTGAATCCATGGAGGCGAAAAGCCATGACCAGAAAACGGCTTAAAAAGCTCCTGATGAGCAAAGGGCTCAAGAGGAATCTTGCGGAATGGATTTCCAGAGCACACAAGATCCCAAGCAACGCGGCATATTGGGAAAGCATAAAGCCTATGTTTTCGGAAAAATACTGGAAAGGATGGGAAACGGCATGACCAGAAAACGCTTCATCAAACTATGCATGTCGAAAGGTTATAGCCGAAATAGTGCGGAAGCGCTTGCCGCTGATGCTTTAGCAGACGGAATGAGCTATGAGCAGGCCATGGAAACAGTCCTGCGGGTGGCAAACATCGACTGGGCGGAAGTAGGAGCGGCCATAAGCAGAACCATAGAAGCGATTGCTGAAGCTGTCAGAAAAGTGGCCATTGCTGCCGGACAAGCCATTGAAACGATTGGCCGCAACATTCGGGAGGCGGTTGAGCCGTGAAGATGAAACGCCGGATCTTCAGCGGCGCGGCATGCGACCAGATCGTCTACAGCGTAAGCGACCGTGTAAAGGAGCCGAAGAAGGCAAAGCCGCGGATCCGCTTCAAGAACGCTGAGGAGCGAGCCGAGCATCGGCGTCTGATCGCCAGGCGCTACCATGCAAGGCTGGTTAATGCCAACTATGGGCCAAGCTCCTATTACAGCACACATACCTTCGACGATGAACATGAAGTGCATGAGTTTAAGGACGCCCGTGCGATCCGGGATGAGTTTTACCGTCAACTCAAAAAACGGTGCCCGGATGCGAAGATTAACATCTACATGGGGCGCGGAAAGTCCACGCATCGCATCCATTTCCATATGATCTCCGACGGGATCCCGGAGGAGGCAATCAAAGAACTCTGGATCTGGGGCAGCGTCAAGCACTGTACTCACTTGCGCGAGAACTGCCGCTATAACGGGATCGACTGCGGCCAGGATTACACCGGTCTTGCCAATTACCTGTTCGATCACTGGACGTCGGAGCAGGGCGGGCGCGTCCGATATAAATATAGTCGTAAGACGATCAAGATGCCGGACGCAGAAAAGCCCACCGAGTGCAAGGTGAACTATTCTCCCGAGCGCCCGCCGGTCGCCCCGAAGGGCTACCGGTTTCTATATGTGGACTATAACCACTACGGTTATATGTGTTTCCACTATGTAAAAGAAGTACATAAGGTTCGGCGAAACAACAGGGCAGACGAATAAATGAAGCCGCGCAGCGGCCTTTCCTTTAGCTTGTAAATGTGTAAAGTCCTGATAACAGAGAGGTGAGTATCAACATGAGCAAACCGAGAGAACCGTGGTGGGGCTACGTCAAGAATGTCCTCCGTGCCTATCCCGATTACAAGAGGGAGCTGGCACGGCTCAGATCTTCCGTCAAAATCACCCCGCGATATAACGCGAACGGCGGAGGCAGCGGGATCAGCAACCCGACCGAGGCACTCGCCATGCAGGAGCTCCCGCGAAAGGAACAGCTCCGACTTGAGGCGGTGGAGCGGGCGCTGGCCGAAACCTGGCGGCTGCCAAATGGCAGGTGGCGCTGCTCCATCATCGAACAGGTGTATTTCCGCAAGAGCCATACGCTGCAGGGCGCAGCGGATTACTGCCATGTGTCCTATGACACGGCGCTCAACTGGCACGGTGATTTTATCCGCAAGGTAGCCGACGAACTTCATCTCCTTTGAAAGTTTGCCTTTAAAAGCCAGGAAACGGTTATATCATGGCACCATGCAAGATTGACGGAGGAAGCGGAGATGGGCAGAAGAGCCGACCAGGTGGGAGAGCACCGGACAGCTTTCGACCGTAACAAGAAGAAGATCTACGCTACGCAGAAGCTGTGCGGAATCTGCGGCCAGCCGGTCGATTTCTCCCTGCGCTATCCCAACCCCATGAGCAAGACGGTCGATCATATCATCCCGATCAATCGCGGCGGCCATCCGTCCGATCTGGCCAACCTGCAGCTGGCACACCTCAGCTGCAACCGTCAGAAATCAGACAAGGTTCTGCAAGAGACTTCTCCGCCCGCGTCCGAGGGAATTATATCCAACCGAAATCTTCCGCAATCCTTCGATTGGGCAAGCTACAGGACAAGATAGGGGGGCGTACCCACCCCCGCGTACCCGCCCCCGAACTTCGGCCTGTCACTACGCGAAAAAACACAGGGTAGAGGTGCCGATCATGGCCTACGAATACCGGGGGATTGAGTATCTCCGCCAGAAACTGAACAGAAAGCGAGTCCGTGTCCTGAGGCGCTATAACTTCTACGAGATGAAGGTGCTGGTGCGGGATCTGGGGATCTCCACGCCGCCGGAACTGCGCGGCTGGAACTCGGCGCTCGGCTGGTGCGCTCACGCGGTGGACGATATGGCCGACCGCCTGATTTTCCGGGAGTTTCGCAATGACATCTTCGCCATGAACGAGATCTATTTTGCGAACAATCCGGACACACTTTTTGATTCGGCCATTCTGTCGGCGCTGATCGCGTCCTGCTCCTTTGTCCGCGTTTATCGAACGGACGGGGAGCTGCCGGCGCTGGAGGTGATCGACGGCGCCAACGCTACCGGCGTCATGAACGAGAGAACCGGCCTCCTGGAAGAAGGCTATGCGGTGTTGGAGAGAAACAGCATGGGGCAGCCGACGCGAGAAGCGTGGTTCTCGAAGGAGAGAACCATCTTTTACGAGAACGGCCGACAGGGCGAGGAGCGGGAGCATCCGGCCGGTTGGCCGCTGCTGGTGCCGGTGGTTTTCCGGCCGGACGCGCAGAGGCCTTTCGGGCACTCGCGCATCAGCCGGGCGTGCATGTCCTACACCGAGGGCGCGATCCGGACCATCAAGCGATCGGAGATCTCCGCGGAGTTTTACAGCTTCCCGCAGAAGTATGTGACCGGCGTTGCCCAGGATGCGGAGTTTGCCGACAAGTGGCAGGCGGCCATGAGCGCCTTTATCAAGTTCACGGTGGACGACGACGGAAACGACAAAGTCAAATTCGGCCAGTTCGAGCAGGCAAGCCAGGCACCGCACCTGGAGCAGCTCAGAATGTTCGCATCGCTCTTCGCGGGCGAGACGGCGCTGACGCTGGATGATCTCGGATTTCCGTCCGAGAACCCGAGCAGCCAGGAGGCCATCAAGGCAGCGCACGAAAACCTGCGGCTCAAAGCGAGGAAGGCGCAGCGCACCTTCGGAACCGGATTCCTCAACGCTGGTTTTCTCGCGGCCTGCCTCCGTGATGATTACAGCTACAACCGTGATGCGGTCGCCATGACGCGCCCGATCTGGGAGCCTGTATTTGAACCGGATGCCTCCGGCCTCAACCTGATCGGCGACGGTGTGCTCAAGCTCAACCAGGCCGTGCCCGATTTCATCACCCGCGAAACGCTGCGCGACCTGACCGGGATCCAGACAGATGGGAGTGAAACCACATGACAGACGCGGCGCCGGAGCTGCTGAAAGCCGTGAGCGGGCGTCTGCAGCGATACATAGCGACTGATAAAACGCTGGGGCCTCTTGCTTGGGCGATCCGAGACGGGAAAGCAGACTATCAGACGGTCAACCGATACGCAATCCGACTGGGAGAGCTCCTGTCGAAGGCACTTCGCCGGGAGATCTCCGCCGATAATCTCCCGGATGGGAAAATGTATTACAACATCGCCGAGCGGGTTCTCGGTCCTTTGCTGGAAGGAAATCACAGGATGGTCGCCGACGCAGCCGAGGCGGCACAGAACGCAATGAACAAGGCGGCGGGAATTGGCTTGAAGGCAGTCCGCCCGGATCTTAACAAGAGCCGTGTGCAGGGCCTTGTGGAGAAGGTCTCCAGCTATGAGACCTACGCGGAAGCAGAGTGGGTCACGCAGGAGCCAGTGGTCAATTTCACACAAAGTGTGGTGGATGACGCGATACGGGAAAACGTAGCCGCCCAGGCCGAAGCGGGACTGAGACCGATCGTGACGCGAATCCCGGAGGCGGGGTGCTGCCAATGGTGTGCGGATCTCGCAGGAGAATATGCGTACCCGGTCGACCGGGATGTATACCGACGCCACGAAAACTGCCGATGCCTGGTAATCTACGATCCGGGTAAGGGAAGACTGCAGAACGCCCACACAAAGGTGTTGTATGCGGAAGCCGCCCGCAAGGACAGAAATGCGAGAATTGCGCGGGTGCTGGAAATCGAGCGTGGTTTGCGTGGGTAGAAAACGCATCGGAAACCAAAAGCCTACCTTCTCAGCTCGCCTGCCATACAGTAAGAGCCTCGGTGCAGAGGCAATTGCCCTGTATGAGTGCACAGGCCGCAAAGCCCGCAAGTGGCAGGCGATTCAGGTTAAAGACCTGATGGCGATCACGCCGAAGGGCTTGTGGAAACACACCAAATACGGAATTGCCGTTCCGCGTCAGAACGGAAAAAATGAAATCGTGCTGATCCGGGAGCTGAAAGGCCTGGAGCGGGGCGAGAAGATCATCCACACCGCGCATTTGACTTCAACCGCACACGTCGCATGGGAACGACTGCTTGACCGGGTCGAAAAAGCCGGTCTGGTGGTCGTTTCGTCGTACAAGGCCCGCGGCAAGGAGCACATTGAGGTCGAGGGCGGCGGAAAAATCGAGTTCCGCACGCGAACCAGCAGCGGCGGCCTCGGTGAGTCCTTCGACCTGCTGGTCTATGATGAGGCCCAGGAGCTGACGCCAGATCAGGATGCAGCGCTAAAATACACCATTGCGGCCTCCGAGAATCCGCAGACCATCTACACCGGAACGCCGCCGACTACCAACAGCGCAGGCACCGTCTTCAAAACCTTCCGTGATCAGATCCGCAAGGGTACAGCGCGAAACGCGGGATGGGCGGAGTGGAGCGTCACCGAGCATACGGATCCATGGGATCGAGAGGCTTGGTATGCCACAAACCCGAGCCTCGGCCAGGGACTCGCAGAGCGCACCATTGCGGACGAAATTGGAGAGGATGAGCTGGATTTCAACATCCAGCGCCTGGGCCTCTGGATCGAGTACAACCTGAAATCTACCTTCACCCGGCAGGAATGGGACCGGCTGCTTTGCGAGACGCTCCCGGAACTGACCGGGCGCCTTTATATCGGCATCAAGTACAACAAGGACGCCGCGTCTGTCTGCCTCGCTGTGGCGGCGAGAACGACCGACGGGCGGTTTTTTACCGAAGTGGTGGACAGACGGGAGACCCGGCAAGGAAACGCCTGGATCGTCGATTTTTGCCGTCATGTGGCAGGCCACGCAAAGCGCATCGTCGTTGATGGAGCCAGCGGACAGCAGCTTCTCGCTGAAGATCTCAAAGCGGCGAAAGTGCAGAAGCCGTATTTTCCAACGGTGAAAGAAATCATTGCTGCAAACGCTTTTTTCGAGCAGCAGGTTTTCGGCGAAACACTTTGCCACATGGGGCAACCGGCGCTGAGGCAGATCGCGGAGAACTGCGACCACCGGCCAATCGGATCTAACGGAGGCTTCGGCTATAAGTCTATCCTCGAAGGCGCCGATGTGGCGCTGCTCGAAAGCGTGATCCTCGCCGTGTGGGCGGCAGAAAACTTCAAGGACCGCGGGAGCGGCCAGTCAATGAGTTGTTAAAGCAGAGCTCTTTGAGAGCCCTGCTTTTTCAATAGGTGAAAGCCAAAAATACGGCATACCTCGCCGATAAGAGGGAGAAAGGAACACCATGTCCGAATTCAAAGCAATCACCACGCAGGAAGACTTTGACAATGCGATCAAGGACCGCCTGGAGCGGGAGCGGCGCGCCGCTGCTGCGCCCTTTGCGGACTATCAGCAGATCAAAGCCGACCTTGCCACGCTCAAAACGCAGAGCGGGCAGAAGGACACCACTATCGCACAGCTGCAGAAGGATCTCCAGGGCGCGAGGGCCGACCTTGCCAAAACGAGAATCGCCATGGAGAAGGGGCTGCCTGCGGAACTCGCCGCCCGCCTGACCGGTGAGACGGAAGAAGATCTCCGCAAGGACGCCGATACCCTCGCTGCGCTCTTCTCGGACAAAAAAGGAGGCGCGGAGCCGTCCCGCAGCCATGAGCCCACCCGGGGTGCGCGAGCGGGAAAAGCGACGGACGATAAAGACGGCATCCCGACTGAGGCGTTTGCCTCAGTGCTTGCCGATCTCAATTTGGGAGGGAAATAAAAATGTCTAACATCGTAAACAAGGGCACGATGCTGCCCCCGGAAATCGCGCAGGGGATGATCAACCTCGTGCGCGGCAAGTCCAGTCTTGCCCGCCTGTCGGCGGCGCGTCCCGTTTCCTTCAACGGAAACGAGTTCTTTACCTTCAACTTCGACAATGAGGTCTCCATCGTCGGCGAGAGCGCCGCAAAGGTTAACGGCGGCGTCACTGTCGCGCCCGTGACCGTGCGGCCCTACAAGTTCGAGTACGGCGCCCGTTTCTCGGACGAGTTCATGATTGCGTCCGAGGAGTACCAGATGGACGTTCTGCGGCAGTTTGCCGAGGGCTTTGCAGCCAAGGCCGCCCGCGGCATGGATATCGCCGCCTTCCACGGCTTCAACCCGCGCGCGGGCGCCGCCTCCACTGTCGTGGGCACGAATCACTTCGATTCCGTCGTCACGCAGACCGCGACCACGACTGCCGACCCGAGCGTAGATGTCGAGACTGCCATTGCTCTGGTGCAGGGGAATGAGCATGACGTGACGGGCATGGCCATGGCACCCGCCTTCCGGACCGCCCTCGCGCAGCTCAAGAAGAGCGGCACCAGCAACGAGCCCATGTTCCCCGAGCTGGGCTGGGGCGCAACGCCCGGCGTGATCAACGGCCTGCCCGTCGACACCAACAGCACCGTCTCCTTCGGCGCCGGCACGAAGGACCGCGCTATCGTCGGAAACTTCCGCGACTTCTTCCGCTGGGGCTTTGCCAAGGGCATCTCCATCGAGGTCATCGAGTACGGCAACCCGGACAACGACGCGACCGCCGGCGATCTCAAGGGACACAACCAGATTTATCTGCGCGGTGAGTGCTACATCGGCTGGGGCATCCTCGTTCCCGGCGCCTTTGCCCGCATCGTGGCTGCTTAAGGAGGAGAGACTATGAACACCTACAGAAACAAGCGCACCGGCGCCGAAGTGATCACGGAATCCAACGTGACCGGCGACGACTGGGAACTGGTCAAGCCCAAGAAGGAGCCGAAAGGTAAAGGCAAGGAGCCCGACGCCAGCAAGGAGCCCGAAGGCGGCAAGGAGCCCGAAGGCGGCGAGGACAAGTGAGCGAGTCCTTCGCGACCGTCCAGGACGTGACGGCGCTGTTTCGCACGCTGACGCCCGCTGAATCTGAGCGGGCGTCGGTGCTGCTGCCGATTATCTCGGATACGCTCCGCGAGGAGGCACACAAGGTCGGAAAAGACCTTGATGTGATGATCCTCGAGCGCAAAAGCTTCGCGTCCGTGGTTAAATCCGTCACCGTAGATATCACGGCGCGCTGCATTATGACCCCGACAGAGGGCGCGCCCATGACTCAGCAGAGCCAGAGTGCTCTCGGCTACACCGTCTCCGGCACCTTCCTGGTGCCGGGGGGCGGCATGTTTATCAAGAATACGGAGCTGGCGCGGCTGGGGCTGCGCCGGCAGCAGGTGGGAGTGTTCAATCCCTATGTTACACGGAATCCCTGTAACCCTTTTGACCAAAACCCAAACGGGTGTTAATGCGGCGGGGCGGCCGGTATACAGCTGGTCGCCCGTCACGGTCGAAAACGTACTCGTTGCGCCGCTGAACGAAGTCGACAGCACGCAAGGGCTGCTCTCGACAGGACACCGGGCGGTCTATCACATGGCAATTCCAAAGACCGACACCAATACATGGGAAGGACAGCTCGTACAGTTTTTCGGCAATACCTGGGCGGTTGTCGGCATCCCCACTCGCGGAATCGATGATCTGATTCCGGGCCCGTGGAATCAAAAGGTTGCTGTGGAGCTTTACCGCACCGGGGCCCATTCAATTGAAAGCTTGTGGGCAGACTCGGTTACTCTGTGGACCGAGGCGTTTCAGAAAGACGCCGCGGGCTATGATATCGAGGGAGATCCTCAACCGCGAAATGTCACGGCAATCTTTACAGAAGGCGTCGACAGCACGGCATTCAGCCAGGATCAGAAGGCTGGACCGAGACGCTCAGCGACGGTTGAGCTTTGGTCAGAAGACTATCAAAGTGAGCAGCGGCTCATGCACAACGATGTGCTGTATGAAGTGCGTGAGTGCAAGAACACCGGACGCGGGACAGTCCTGCTGAAAATCGAGGAGGTGTGGCGCTGATGGATGTGGAAACCGCGCTGCAAGCGGCCATTTCTCCCATTTTCCCATGCGCGCCCAATGAGTACAAGGGCGAGGCGCTGGAATACGTCGTTTGGAACTGCTACACGGTCCCGCAGGTTTACGCCGAGGAAAAACCAGCAGCTGCCCGTTATCCCACACAGGTTCATTATTTCCTGCCGCATGGGAAGAACCCAAAGCCCGGAAAGCTCTCACTCCAAAGGGCACTGTTTGACGCCGGCTTCTCCTGGCCAAGCATCACCAACGCAAGCGACAGCGAAGGACAGCACTACGTTCTGGAGTGTGATTTCGTGAACGCGGGAGGCGTCTATGGCGAGTCTTGAAATCTCCGGTATGGATGAGCTGAACGCCGCCTTTGGACGGATCGCGGATATCCCGGATGGCGTGACTACACGTGCGCTCAACGAAATGGCCGAGATCGCTGCAAAAGAGATCAAGGCAAGCGGCGAGAGCATGGGTGTGCGGGATCCGGAGAGCGACGTTCATATCCTGGATAAAATCAAGCCGACCAAGGTCAAGCTCACTGAATCGGGCGGGTACCAGGATATTACCTTCTCCGGTACCCGCAAGCGCGGGGATAAGCGAGTGCCCAATGCCCTGATTGCTTTTGTGAATGAATTCGGGACAGATAAACAAGATGCAAGGCCCTTTGTGGGAAAAGCGATGAACAGCCACGGTGAGAAGATCGCAGACACCGGCGGTAAGGTCATCGGTGACTGGATCGAAAAGAATTTCTAAGGAGGAACACTATGCCTCAGTTTAACCTTAAACACCTCCGCGCCGGTAAGTACAACAACAATAACGGCGCGGTCAGCTATTCTGACGCCGTCAAGATCGGCGACGCCATGAACGTCAACCTGGAGCTCCGCTTCGCCGAAGCACGGCTGTACGCCGAGGGCCGCCTGGCCGAGTACCTGCGCGAGGCAAGCGGCGGTACCGCTTCGATGGGCGTCAAGTATATCCTCGCTGCGGCTCAGACGCTGATGTTTGGCGTGCGCTCCCATACGCGCACGGTCAACAGCAAGGAGATCCCGTCCACGCAGTTTGGCGGGAATGATACCGGCTCCTATGTAGGCGTCTCGTTTTACGCCGACGACATGATCGACGGCGTCAAGAAGTACACCTGCGCTCTCGTGACCAAGGCGCGGTTTTCTTACCCCGCCATCACCCGCCGCACGAAGGGCGAGAACATCGAGTTCCAGACGCCGACCACGACCGGCGAATTTCTGCCAGATGATTCGAGCGATCTCAATCTGATCGAGGTTGCCGTCTGCGATACCGAGGACGACGCTGCTGCATGGTGCGATCTGGTGGTTAACTACACGGAGGAGGGCGGCACTCAGGCGAACACCAATCAGGAGGGCGGCACTCAGGCGAACACCAATCAGGAGGGCGGCGCTCAAGCGAACACCAATCAGGAGGGCGGCGCATGATTCGTCTGGAAGAAAAGCAGATTGAGCTGGACGGCAAGCGCTACACCCTGCGCTGCAATATGGCGGTACTGGAGGAGGTGGAGGAGGCCCACGGCGACATGGAGGCCGTCATGGCCCTTACCGTGCGCCAGTCCTCAGTGGAATTCCTGGCTGCCATGCTGAACGATGACGCGCAGCAGCGGGGCCTGGATGTGGTATGGACGCCGGAAGCGCTCAAGCGCAAACTCTCCTATGCCATGCTGAAGGAACTTGACATTATGGGTATGGTATTTCGCGCGATTTCCCCCGCCGGCGCGGCTGAGCCTCAGCGTGAAGCGGAAGCCGCGCACGAAGACTCGGGAAACTGAACGAGCGGGCGAAGATCGACTTCGCCCGCTATCTCTCTATCTGGATGTTTGATTTGCACATGGAAGAGCAGATCTTCTGGAAAACGATGAACCCAGCCAGGCTGCACGCGTTGTACAGCGCATATTTTTTGCCTGCGCGCACCCAGGCGGCTCCTGAGCCGCAGAAGGCCGTCAGCCTGAGCGAATACCTCAGAGGAGGTTAACATGGCCACAAGGACTGTAAAAGCTCGCGTAGAGCTTGATGGTGAAGCACAATACAAGCAGGCGATGTCGGAACTGAGCAAGGGAAATGCTGTCCTTGGCTCTGAAATGCGCAAGCTGCAGGCTGAGTACAAGGGCAACAGCGAAAGCACCGAGTTCCTCACCAAAAAGGGTGAGCTTCTCGAGCGCCAGCTTCTCCAGCAGAAAGACAAGGTCCAGACGCTGCGGGATGCGCTGGCCAACGCTGCGCAGCAGTACGGTGAAAGCTCCGATAAGACCCAGGACTGGCAGATCAAGCTGAACAATGCCGAAGCCGCCCAATACGACCTGGAGGCCGCGATCCGGGAGAACAACGATGCCCTGCAGGGCGAAAGTGATACTATGGTCGGCCTGGGCGATACCGTGGGTGATCTTGCTTCAAAGCTCGGTATCCAAATCCCGGATGGGGCAAAAAAAGCGCTCAATGGCATGCAAGGCTTATCAACCGGTACCGTAGCGGCTATGGGCGCGTCTGTGGCTGCTGTAGCCGCCCTCTATAAAGCTGTACAGCAACTTCATCAAATGACGGTAGAGGCCGCAGCCAATGTCGACGAGATTCTCACGGAATCCATGACCTCGGGCTTGAGCACTCGCACGATCCAGCAGCTTAAGTATGCGGAAAACCTGATTGATGTCTCCTACGGTACCATTACAGGAACATTGACCAAGCTCACCCGAAATATAGCAGAGGCGGACAGTGGAAACGCAGCGCTCGCCGAGAGCTTTGAGAATCTCGGCGCGTCCATATTGGACACCGACGGAAGCCTGCGCAGTGCGGAGGCTGTGTTTTATGACGTGATCGATGCGCTGGGAGGGATTGAAAACACCACGCGGCGTGACGCTGCTGCAATGGAAATTCTGGGAAAGTCCGCGCAGGAGTTGAATCCTCTGATTATGCAGGGAAGTGCGGCTTTAAGGGATCTGGCTGCAGAAGCTGAAGCTACTGGATACGTCCTGGATGAGAGCCAGCTCAAAAAGCTTGGTGAAGTGGACGACGCCTATCAGGAGCTGCAGTTGCAGATTCAGGCAACGAAACAGCAGCTTGCTACTGAGTTTGCACCCGCCTCCAAGGAAGTCCTTGAAACTTTTGCAAAGCTCACTAAAGGAGCGGGAGACGCGCTGACACAGTCCGGGCTTGTCAAGGGTGTGGGTGAGTTGGTGCAGTTCTCTTTGGCTCTTCTGCAACCACTGGGGGCGCTGCTTGGACTTGCCCCGGAGTTAACATCCGGCTTGCAGCCGCTTTATACAGTCCTTCACGCGATCGCTGGTGTTTTTGCCTGGATTGCCGACGTGGGGAATGCGGCGCTCGGTGTTCTTACCGGTTTTACTGCTGCAGGAAGGACGCGCTTTAATACTGCTTTAGGCTTAAATGCACAGTATGGGATGTATTCCAATCTGCAGCAATGGAATGGGACAGCGGCACAGTATGAAGCCTGGCGCAATTCCTCGTATTCGGGAAGCCGAAACCCAAACTATGGTTATGATGCTGAAACTGGCCGCTATTATGACCGTGAGACCGGTAATTATATCTACGGTTACAACGCCTCCGGCAACAGCAACTGGCGCGGCGGCATGACTTACCTGGCCGAAAACGGACCGGAGGCGGTATTTCTTCCAGCGGGCAGCCGGATCATGAACGCCCAGGAGACCAGGCAGGCCATGGGCGGCGACACCTTCTATATCACCATCGACCCAAAGAATGTGAAGGAATTCAACGATATTGTGGAGATTGCCCGCAGCGCCCGCGTGCTCTCACGCATGAAGGGAGGGTAAAGAGTGGCTTTTGTTACAGTCAACATTCCCCTGCAGAAAAGCGCGCTGGTATTCGAGGATGCACCCAACCTCAACTACCACGACAAAACTGCATATACGGCATACCTCAACCCTCCATCAGGGGAAGCCAGAAAAACGCTGCTGAAGTTCGGGCCGGTTCCGGAAGCCTATCGCTATATGGGCATTAACACCGCCTATATAAGCGCTTATTACTATGGCAACAAGAGCGGGAACCGAACGATAGTTCGGCCATACATCACGAAAAGTACCTGGAAGGATTTCGATGCAGGATCCATCAACTGGAATAGCACCCCGGCTTTCTCGCAATGGTTTGCTCCGGGGGTTGGCTACACGTTCCCGGATGCGACTACTGGAATCCGTCTTTCGACGCCGAGATCTTTCTATTCGGATTACGACGAGTCTCTCATGGCAAAGCGCATGGCGAGCGAGGTCGTTTCCCTTTTCCCCTATCTTACTTCTGCCAGCCAGTCGGACAGCATTATTCTGAGGAATGACAGCACAGAACCGATCGAGCTTGTCGTGCAGTTTAATGATGGGATTACAGTTCGCTCCAAAATAACGGCTTCTGATAAGACAAGCGGTTACGTGGATCCTACTGTATCCAATGTCTTCTCCTGGTCTTTTGAAGAAAACGCACTCACTTTGCACGCAATCGGACCATGGGACCAGCAGACGGCAACGTTCTACTGGAGAGCAGCAGGTGAGTCAAGCTGGAACAGCATTCCGGCAGGTACAGTATCGCAGGTAACAATTCCCGCGAATACTTTCCCCCTTGGCACTGTCGAGTGGTATGTGGCCGGCACGGATACACAGGGAACTTCCTCGCAGACGGAAGTTTTCACCGTTTCCACCACGGCGGCTCTGTCCGATGCCATGCCGGTTTCACCCATGGATACGCTGGTCAATAGTGATGCCCCGGTTACATTCGCTTGGTCTGTTTCCAACGCAAACAACCCTTTGCAGACAGGCGCGGATCTCCAGTACAGCGCCGACGGCGGCAGCACTTGGGCACAGATCGGCCATGCCGACGGCAATGTGAGAAGCCTGGAAGTCGCTGCCGGGGTCATGCCTGGTGGATCCATCCAATGGCGTGTGCGCTCCTATAACATCGATGGCGTGGCCGGACCCTGGAGCACACCCGCGTCCTTCTATTACATCGGCGCGCCGGCGGCTCCCATCGTCTCTGCTACCGAAGTGCCATTTACCACGGTGACTTGGACGGCAGCTGGCCAGCAGGCGTATGAGGTTATCATTGACGGTGTATCCTCCGGCATTCAATTTGGGACTGGAAAGAGCTACACGGTGCCGGAACCGCTGATTGACGGCGGGCACAGCGTCCAGGTGCGCGTACAGGGCATTTATGGTCTCTGGTCTGCAGCTGGAGCTACGAACATAACGGTTCAAAACCAGCCGGGCGACGAGATCAGTCTGAACGGCACGTCTGATCTGGACACCGTCTTAAACTGGAGCACCGAAGGCAGCACCTTGCCCTTCCTGATCTATAGGGACGAAAAGCGTATCGGTCAGACTGACGGGTTGAGTTTCCGAGACCGCTTTGTCCTGGGCGAACACAGCTATTACGTGCTGGTGAAGCTTGAAAACGGAAACTACACCCGGAGCAATATTTACACCGGCACAATGACAGCGGACGGAGTGCAGATCTCGGCCGCCGCGGGCGGAGACTGGATCAAGCTCAGACTGTCCGAGAACAGCGCGAGCGCTCAGGCCTTCGCCTCCGATCGCTCTTCGAGCCTGCGCCATGTAACGGGTGCTGTTTATCCGGTGCTGGAGTTGGGGCAATTTCAGGATTTGAGCGGGAGCTACGATGTGGCTTACCCAGACCATGCCCAGGCGAAAGCCTTTGAAGCGTTGTTCGGACAGGTCGTGATCGTCAAATCCCGAGGGGATAACGTGATGATCGGGGCCATGACCAAGCTCAACAAAACGCAGGGTGATTTTTATATTTCCTATTCCTTCACCCTGCAGCAGATCGAATGGGAGGATTTCGTCGATGACACGGACGCTGGGATTTAAGTACAATGTGCTGCGCTCCGGCGCGATCTTCTCCCGACTGATCGCCTTGCCGGACGCAAGCGCCCCCACTATCCGCATGAACGACAGCGGGCCGATCAAGACGTCTTTTTCAGGGACGTTCCTGCCAAATGCCAAGGTAGATCTGCTCTCCGATGAAGTGCAGCCGGTGATGGTGATCGACGGGGTAGAGCATCCGCTCGGCGTGTTCCTGGTAACGACTGTGTCGGATTCGCAAGGGGATACCGCAAAGTCGATCAGCGTGGAAGCGTACGACCGTGCATGGCGGCTGGAAAGCACCAAGACAGAGACCATGATCTACTTTGCTGCCGGTACAAACTATCTCGAAGCGGTTAAGGGCCTTTTGACCGCGGCAGGCATTACCAGCGTAATCGAGACGCCAACCGCCGCCTCCCTTACAGAGGCCCGGCAGGAGTGGGACGTGGGAACCTCGTATCTCACGATCGTCAACCAGCTCCTTGGCGAGATCAACTATAAGGAGATATGGTTTAACCAGGACGGCGTGGCTATCCTGGAGCCGGTGAAAACGCCGACCGCCGAAAATATTACCCATACGCTTGACAGTGAGAAGGTGAGCAGCCTGTTGCTTCCTTCTCTGCGCCGGGAGACGGACGCCTTCTCCGTGCCCAATGTTTTTATCTGCGTCTGCTCCAATCCAGATAAGGACGTTCCGCTCGTGGCCACTGCAGTAAACGACAATCCCGCATCGCCGTTATCGACGGTACGGCGCGGACGCCGGATCTGCACGGTGGAGTATGTGGATACTATCGCAAGTCAGAACGAGCTGCAGGCCTATGCCGATCGGCAGCGGGACAGCTCCATGATCCGCGGAGAAACACTAATCGCGCAGACCGCGCTGCTTCCCGGATTCGGTGTTGACGATGTAACGGCGCTGCATTTTAACGATTTCTCCGGGGTTTGTTTGGAACGCGCCTGGACCATGGAGCTGAGTGTGGGCGGGACAATGTCCCACACGCTTGAAAAGGTGGTGTATGCCCTTGAATGAATTCTTTTTCGCGTCTCAGAAACTGCAGCAGCCGACGCAGTTCTATCTTGCCACAGTTGGCAGCGTTTCTGCATCGGGCACAACGATCACCTTTGACGGACAGACAGAACCGACGACAAAACGCTACAAACACCTGATAGCCGGCACGGCGCTTGCAGCCGGGGATCGGGTGCTCGTGCTCAGAACAAACGGGTCCTTCGTGATCCTCGGCAAAATCGGCTTTTAGGAAAAAGGAGACCAGGAAATATGCTGACAATTGTAATTCGTGGAAGGATGGCCTGCGGCCGCGCGGATAACGATCCGATCACGAGCGGGAGCGTCGGCTATCCCGTGCATTTTGATTTTTCCCCGGAGTGGGAGGATTTGATCAAAAACGCTGTATTCATCGGAAGCGGCATTACTTTTGAGGTCCCGCTGATCAATACCGATGAGACGATCATTCCACATGAGGTTCTGGCGGATGCCGGGAGCAGCCTGCTGATCGGAGCCTATGGAGCAACACCTGACGGCTCGGTCGTCATGCCTACTGTATATGTGAAGATCAGCCAGATCAATGCCGGCGCCGTTCCGCCGATCGTGAGCCCGTCTGTGCCTACGCCGTCTTGGGCAATCCAGGTACAGGCTGCGGCGGAGAAAACGCTCAGCGCTGCGGAAGGCTCTGCCGAAGACGCTGAGGCATGGGCGGTAGGGGAGAGAAACGGCGAGCCAGTCACAGAGGACGATCCGACATACCACAACAACGCGAAGTATTACGCCAAGCAGGGAGGCGGGCCGGGTGGAGCCGTGCAGTCCGTCAACGGTAAGACAGGGCATGTTGAGCTCAATGCCGAGAATGTGGACGCTCTGCCTTCTGGGACAACACTTGATGAGATCTCCGACGGTGCGACCTATAAGCGCGCGACCGCCGCGCAGCTGCGGCAGATCGCGGATAACGCCGCCGAGCTCCAGGCGCAGGACGGAAAGATCGAGGCACTGGAAAGCGGCGTGGCTGATATTGAGGCCGTGATTCCGAACCAGGCAACGCCTCAGAATCAGCTTGCGGATAAGAGTTTTGTCAACAGCTCTATCAACAGCAGCGCGGCCTTCTTTCGCGGCGCTTTTGCGACTCGCGCGGCCCTCTTTGCCGTCGCCTGGCAGACCGCAGATCCCAGCGCGGCGAACTACGTCAGCAACAACGACTATGCTTATGTTGCGGACGATGAGACACACGACGATGAAGCATGGCGTTATATCTACGTGCTTCAGCCCGGCGGTACCTCAAACGGATGGCAGCCGCAGTTTCGCGTCAATGAATCTCCGCTGACGGCAGCGCAGCTCGCAGCGCTTAACTCCGGAGCGACGGCGGAGCTGATTGAACAGATCAGCAAAAATGCAGCTGCAATTGCGCTCAAATACACCAAACCTGCTGTCGGCATCCCCGCGTCTGATCTCGCGCCGGGAGTTATCCCGTCCGTTCCCAACCCATCTTCCGCCACGCCCGAGATGGACGACGTCCCGTCTGCCGGCTCATCTGCTGCCTACGCCAGAGGCGACCACGTTCACCCGAGCGACACTTCCAAGGCCGACAAGGTGACGGAAGTCACGGTCTCCACGGCCGGCGCGGTCACGCAGGCGCTCGACCCTGAAAAAATCTATCACTTCACCGGGGCCTTGACGGCGCTGACGATCACGCTCAACGCCCCCGCCGCGGGCCAGCTCGCCCACTACCGCTTTGACTTCGACAGCGCTTCGACCGCTCCGACCGTGACGATCCCGAACACGGTCGCGATGCCGGGCGGCTTCACGGTCGAGGCAAGCAGGCACTATGAAATCGACATCCTCAACGGTTACGGGGCGGTGATGGCGTGGTGAATCTTCTGAGAAGAAGAGAGATGGTGCTGTCGAGCGAAGCACCCGCAGACCCGCTTCACCCGCTTGTTAATGGTAGCTATAAAGGTTCGACTGGCAGTAGCGGCGATACGAAAGTAACACTTGGCAACCATGTCTATATTTACAAACGATATGGCGATGCCAACTGGAATGGCTTAGTCCCTTTGGAATCGACCTTTACGCTTTCTGTTGGCGATGTTGTCGATTATCGCATCAATGTCACTCGTTGCACAGGATGCACTTGGGGATTGCAACTCCAAGATACAAGCGCCGCTAGCATGACCGTAAAAAGCGGCATTACCGAAGTCGGCGAGTATACTGGACGCTTAACCATTTCCGTTGCTCGTGAAATGGCAAAGCATCGATATTATTGCACCAGCGGCTCAACCAAGAAATACTTCGAATACGACCTTGAAATATATGTCAACGGTGTCCGCTACATCTAAGGAGGGCAGACAATGTACGGAAAACTTATCAAGGGCGAACTGCAAATCGCCCCTAAAAAACTGAACGGCGACGGCGTGATCGTCTACAACCCTCCCGCAGAGATGTATCTCGCCGCAGGGTACAAGCCCGTCACCTTTACCGACGCGCCCGATGCGCCGAGCGGCTATACCTGCGAAAGCGGCTGGGAGGAGCAGACGGACGCCATCGTGCAGACCTGGGCGCTCATGCCGCTGCCCGACGACATTGACGAGGCGGAAGCCTATGACATCATCTTCGGAGGTGCGGAATGAAACGGGAACACGCATACAAGCTGCGGGACACGCTGCATAAGGCGGTCGTTTCCCTCTCCGACGGGGACGCGCTGGAGGGCGTTGAACTGTTCCCGCCGTGGGCGGCGGATACTGCGTATGAAGCCGGCGTTCGCGTCAGATACATGGGGAAGCTGTACCGCTGTGAGCAGACCCACAGCTCGCAGGAAGGCTGGGAGCCGCCCGCCATCCCCGCGCTGTGGACCGACGTGGCAGAGCCGGGTAAGATCCCCGTCTGGCGGCAGCCCACAGGCGCGCAGGACGCATATCGCATCGGCGATCTGGTGCATTATCCCGACGCGGACGGGCCTGTCTACCGCTGCACCATCGACTACAACGTATACGCTCCCGACGTGGCTGGCTGGGAGGTTGTGCTATGAGCAAAAAGACTGGCGTGGGCCTGGCGGCCTACGCAAAGGCCCAGCTGGGCAAGCCCTACTGGTGGGGCACCTTCGGCCAGACGGCCACGCCGCAGCTGCTCGCCCAGAAGCGGCAGCAATACCCCAGCTACTACACGGCCAACGATTTCAACTCTCAGATGGGCAGGCGCGTCCACGACTGCGTGGGGCTGATCAAGGGCTATCTCTGGAGCGAGACACCGGAGAGCGCGCCGCAGTACGGCCTGACGCCGGACGTGGCCGTCTCGGGCCTGTACGCGGCCTGCAGCCGCAAGGGCGACATCGGCAGTATCCCGGAGATCCCCGGCGTCTGCGTGTTCAAGAAGGACATGGGGCACGTCGGCGTTTACATGGGCCAAGGCATGGTCGTGGAGGCGCTGGGACATGCCTACGGCGTCGTCACGTCGGCGCTCGGCTCCCGGCCGTGGGCCTATTGGGGCATGCCGAAGTGGATCGACTACGGCAGCGGCGCCGAGGATCCTGACGAGGGCACGCCGCAGCCGCAGCCGGCAGGCCCGACCTGCACGGTGACGCTGCCGCTGCTCAAACGCGGCGCCACCGGACCGGCTGTCGAAGCTGCGCAGGAGCTCCTGCAGCTGCGCGGCTATGAGCTGCCGCTCTGGGGCACGGACGGCGACTTCGGCGATGAGACCGCCGCGGCCGTCGACGCCTGCCAGGCCGACCACGATCTGACGGTGGACACCGAGATCGGCCCGGACACCTGGGCGAAGCTTATTACTCTGTAATCTTTTATTTTGGAGGTATATACAAATGAAAGACACTATTCTTGCGGTCATTGGCATTGTCGGCGCTTTCATCGCCCACATCTTCGGCGGGTGGAATGCGGCCATGGGAACGCTGCTGATTTTCATGGGCATCGATTATGTCTCCGGACTGATCGTGGCCGGCATCTTTCACGCATCGCCCAAGAGCGAGGGAGGAGCGCTGGAGAGTAAAGCGGCCAGCAAGGGACTGATCAGAAAAGGCATGGCTCTGCTGGTGGTGCTGATCGGTGCGCGTCTGGACCTCCTGCTGGGGACGGATTACATCCGGGATGGAATCATCATCGCTTTTGTGGTCAATGAATTGCTGAGCATCGTGGAAAACATGGGCCTCATGGGCGTACCCTTCCCGGAACCGCTGAAAAATGCTATTGAGCTTCTGAGAGGGAAGGCGTCGGGTGTACCTATCCCGGAACCGCAGACGGAGGAAGGCCGGCGTACTGAAGCGGAAGCCGACGCCACGCATGATAAAGACATCGCTACATAACGCAAATCCCCGGAGCAGCGCTCCGGGGATTTTTTCTTGCCTTATTTGGAATATGTGTTATACTATTCATGCCGATAAGCTTTTCACGGGTGTGGAAAGCTTATCGGTTTTTGCAATCCGGGCCACCGTACTGTAAAAGCTGATGATAATCAGTTGTAAAAATATACGGCCAGGCGCTTGGCGGGTTTGTCATACACAATGTAAGAGACCACGGTTTTCAAGGCGGCAT